GTGTTGGTGTTGCTTCGACTGTCTCTGATTTTGAGACAATACCTGAATCATCAGAAGGTAATTGAAACATACCTTTACCGATTTTGTATTCAGGGTTTTTGATTAACCATTGAGGTGCATATTTGCACCCGAAATGAGAGTTTGCTTCTTTTAATTCAGCCATTGACAATTTAGATTTGCCAAATTTCTGAATCGCATGGTCTACAAACGATTTTTGTTTTTGATTTAATGTCATTATTTAGTCTCCATAGTGTTAATTTCAAATATCATCAAATATGTGTCCATCCTAAAGGTTTTTCCAACCTTTGTCAAGCGTTTTTTGCTGTTTTTTACGCTTTTTTTCGCTTTTTTTACGATTTTTTCGAGAATTATAGTCATTTTACGCTATTTTCTCGATAAAATTGTTAAGTAGCACTCTAGAATTCAGTCTAGAAGTCATGGATTTCTTAAAATGATTTCTGATTTGTGCTTTTGTAGCATCCTCATCAATTTCTGAAAGGTCATTATTGACAACTTTAGTATTTCCAAGAACCAGATAGTAACTATCATAGCCATCTTTTGAGGAAATCAGACATTTATCTTTTCTATACTGTTTTAATACAGCATTTACTTCAAAAGATTCAGGATAATAAGATTCATTACTTTTTCTTTTCATTTTTGCAATGTAATGATAAGCTTCGCTTCTAGTAGCTTTGTTTTGTAAGAAGAATCCAATGTTATTTGTACCACATTCATCTTTAATGATGTCTAGTAGAACACTAGTGTTTATGTAACCACTAGAATATCTATTAATTTTAGATACATACTTTTTAGTATTTCTTTTAATAACAACAATACTATTTTTGTTAGATTGTTTTAGTCCTCTTAATTCACCTTCATCATTATAAAACGGATTATAATTATTACAATTACCGTTTGAAGCACCATCAGTAATTGTAGCAAATATCATTTTTTCAATCTTATTATCTGATTTGAATTTTTTAATGATATCAATACAAGCAACTAAAGATTCATTTAGCGGTGTAGAATACATTCTTAAATATTTTGGCATTTTATAGGTATCTACCCATTTGCTGTATGATTTATCTTCAGATAGATATTCAAACCATTTTCTATCAATTGCATTTGAACTATAATTATCAGTTAACAAACAATACATTCTTAGATACATAAGTGATTTATCTAATTCTGATTTTTTCATTTTACTAGAAGCAATGTTAACTAATTGAAAATCTTCCATATAGATGTCTTTTATTTTATGATTAAAGCAACCATCGAATTTTGAGTTTCTTCTGCCATTATAATCATTAGCATTTGAGAATAGATAAATTTCGTAAGGAATATTAATTCTCTGACAGAACCAAGCTAAGTTAGATAATTGCTCAACGACATTATATGCAATATCAGTCATAGAACCTGACCAGTCTACCAGAATAATCATACCGTGATTTTTAGCGTCAGGAACTACAGTTAATCTCTTGAATATGTCATCTGAGAATTTGTAATTTTTAAGTTTTAGTGGGTCTAAAACACCAGTCTTATCTGTAGAAGCTCTTTTATATGCTTCAGCAGACTTTTTCATTTCAAATTCTTTAACAAGATAATTTACAGTCTTCATATTATCTTTTTTAAATGATTTAAACTCTGCTTGATAACCAGGTAACATAGTTTTTGTATCCCTATCAGCTTCAAATATTTTGAAGTTTGATAAATGAGTTTTAAAATCTACAATAATGTTTTTTAGATTAGCTTTTGGTAGAGTTAGATACTCATAACCTATTGCACTTTCATCATGAGATAATGATTTTACATTTTTTTCATAATTATCTTGTGTAATTGAGAATGGTTCATCTAATTGCTCATTGCCATGATTTTCCTCTGTAGAATTGATATCAGTATCAGATTCGGTATTTTCATCTGAATCATCACCAGCACCAGAACCATTTTTTGATTCTGTATTTTCATTTGGTTCGCCATCATCTGATTCTTGCTCATCGCCATCAGCTTCTTGGTTATCTTCATCATCTGAATCTTCTACTGAATCAAAGTTAGGAATTTCTGAATTTTGATTTTGCTCTTCTTGATATGCAATAATTTCTTTTGCTAAAGTAATAACATCTTCTATAGTATCTACATTATCAACTTTATCAAAATAGGTTTTTTCTGTATCATCTAATGAAAAAGAAAGTCTTTTAGATGATTTGAAATATAGGTTGATTTTATCTATTAAGGATAATTCTTGAATATCTATATCTCTAACACCAAAGAAATCTTTTTTCATCATCATATCAAAACCATTGATATAGTTTTTTGTTAGACCAGGATATTTTTTCTGAATAAGTTTATCAATTCTAGCGTCTTCAATGACATTACATGCCATTCTTAATTTATTATCATCACCAATATTTTTCCAAGCTTCTAAATCTGTGTGTAATGCATGAGAACATTCATGACCAACTAACATATCAAGAACATCTTGCGATTTGATTTTAAATTTAGGTAAAGTAAGAATTCTGTTTTGTACATCAAAAGAAGCTGTATCAACTTTATTGATTTGAACCTCGATATTTTCTGTAGCAAGTAATTTTGCAAGATTAGACTTAGATTCTAGATTGAAAATGTCTGATTTTTTAGTGTTTTTCATAGTGTTAGTTCCTGTTCTCATATTATGTGTCCATTATAAAGGTTCTGGAGCACCTGTCAAGCACTTTCTGCCTCTGTAAATCATTGATTTTAAAGGGATTAGTAAAATAATTGAAAAAAAGTTGTTGAGAATCGTTCTCATTTACATTAATTTGTTCAAATTTTGCACAATTCATCATATACTCTGGATTATAAAGGAAAACAATACCCTTGTCAAGCCCCAATTTCAACTTTTTTTGATAAATAGTAATATGCCAGGGATTTCAAGAAAAAATGTAGATAGTGCAGGTGGTCTGGCCATTGGTGGTAGTTCTAATGTTCGTGTCAATGGTGCAGGTGTAGTCAGAATAGGCGACGCTATACAAAATCACGGTCCTTCTCCACATTCTGGTGTTACAATGATATCAGGCTCATCTACTGTAAAAGTAAATAGTATAGGAGTATGCCGTGCTGGCGATTCTGCTTCATGTGGACACACAATATCTGGTTCTTCTAATGTAAATGCTGGTTAACTTGTATAAATATTGATATGCCGGTATATGATTCGCAAAATACAAATACAAGTAATACAGCAACTAAGTCTTATAAAGATTTAGACCTGGATTTTGGTAGAAATGTGGTTACTAATGATGTTAATAAATTAACAGATGTTGAAGCTGTCAAAAGAAGTGTAAGAAACTTAATTCAAACGAATCATTTTGAAAGGCCATTTCATCCTGAATTGGGTGGTAATGTAAGAGCATTATTATTTGAACCACTAAATATGTTTACTGCTATGAATTTAGAAAGAAAAATAGCAGAAGTCATTGCTAATTTTGAACCAAGAGTTCAGTTGATTCAAGTTAATGCAAAACCTGATGAGGAAAGAAATTCATTTTTAGTTTCTATAAGTTTTAACATACTAGGCGTGGCGCAAGGTGTTACTGTAGAAACAATGTTAGAGAGATTAAGATAAAATGGCTAGTAACAAATTAGAAGTATCAGCATTAGACTTTGATGATATAAAATCAAACTTAAAAACCTTTTTGCAAAGCCAATCAGAGTTTCAAGATTATGATTTTGAAGGTTCTGGTTTTGCAGTCTTATTAGATTTACTTGCATACAATACACACTACATGTCTTATAATGCAAATATGTTAATTAACGAATCATATTTAGAAAGTGCTGATGTAAGAAAAAATATTGTTGCATTAGCTAAATCTTTAGGTTATACACCATCTTCAGTCAGAGCGCCATATGCTGAATTAGATGTTACAGTAAATAATGTAGCTTCAACAGTTACTTCTATCACGGCATCTAAAGGTACAACTTTTAATACATCTGTTGATGGTACAACTTATAATTTTATTACAAACGAGGCAGTTACAATTACACCATCTGCTGGTGTTTTTAAATTTGAAAATTTAAAAGTTTATGAAGGTACAGCAGTATCATTTTCTTATACTGTAGATTCTACTGACCCAGACCAAAGATTTATAATACCAAGTGATGACGCTGATACCTCAACATTAAAAGTATCAGTTCAAAATTCTGCTTCAGATACAACAACAGCAACTTATACGTTAGCTACAGGTATTGCCGGTTTAGATTCAACATCTAAAGCTTATTTTTTACAAGAAGGTGAAGACGGTAGATTTGAAGTTTATTTTGGTGATGGTGTTTTAGGCAATTCATTAGATGATGGAAATATTGTTACATTGGAATATGTTGTTACAAATAAAACAGAAGCTAATGGTGCAGGTACATTTACACTTGCAGATAATATAGGTGGTTATAGTGATGTAACTATTGCAACTTCATCATCAGCACAAGGTGGTAGTTTAGCACAATCTAAAGAATCTATTCGTTATAATGCACCATTACAATTTGCAGCTCAAGATAGAGCAGTTACCACAACTGATTATGAAAATTTAGTACAAACAATTTATCCAAATGCATTATCAGTTAGTGCTTGGGGTGGTGAAGATGATGAAACACCAATTTATGGTGTTGTTAAAATTGCAAT